AAAAAGCTGAAAGCCCAAGCAAATACGAATGTAAAATTACAGGTAAAATATCTCAAAAACCTGTAATTTATAAGCCTATATAAAAGTGTCCTATTTAAAGCTATTGTATTAAAATAGGTTTGTAATGTGCTAAAGCATATTACAGATGAAAAACAAAAACTACAAAGGTTTTTACAATATTGTTAAAAATGCAGCTTCCAAAGAAGCCACTATTTACATTTACGGTGTAATTGGCGGTTACGACTGGGAAACCAATACTTACATAAATTCAGCAAGTGGGTTTGTTAAAGATTTTCAAGCACTTGAAAAAACTGCCGACACCATTCACGTTAAAATAAATTCACCGGGCGGAAGTATTAGTGAAGGACTTCCTATTTACAACGTTTTAAAAAATTCTGAAAAAACTGTTTACACCTATGTAGATGGTATTGCCTATTCAATGGCTTCATTAATTGCTTTAGCCGGGAAAAAAGTTTACGGGTATCGCAACAGTATGTTTATGGTCCACAACGGTAGCACAATTGCTTGGGGAAACGCACAGGATATGCGCCAAACTGCTGATGAATTGGATAAATACGATTTGGCCCTTGGAACCATTATAGAAGATAAATTAAGTATTGATGCCGCTGAAGTGGCTAAAACTTATTTGAATTTTAAGGACAATTATTTTGTTGGTGATGAAGCGTTAACCGCTGGATTCTTTGATGAAATTATTGAGGCCAAAAAAGCTGATGTACCGGAAGATTTAAAAAATATGTCGGCTACCGATATTTTAAATCATTACAGTAAAATGAATTTTACTGATTTTATTGAACCTAGTAACACCCAAAATTCCAACCAAAATATGAAAGAAATTAAGGCTCCTAGCATTCAAAGTGCTTTAGGATATGAAACTCCTTTTCAGGCAACTGATGAAGGTGTTTTTATGCAAGAAAGTGAAATTAACACTTTAGAAACCGCTTTAACTTCTGCAACTGCCAACGCAACTACTTTACAAGGCGATTTGGATACAGTGAAAGCCACTGTAACCGATACTGCAACTGTAATTGATGCGGCGTTAGACAATGCAGAAATTGAGCACACTCCGGAAATGAGTTTAAGCGAAAAAATTACATTGCTAAACAACCAGCGAAATGAGTTTGCAAAAAAATCAAGCAAACAACCTACAGCTGTTATTAGTGATGGTGATGATGCTCCAGATGGTGCGCCCGTGAAAAAAGTATATGCTCATAACGAGTATGCAAAACAACTGTTAAACCAATAATTCAATTTTAAATTATGCCAACAATAAGCGTAGCAAGTGTAAAAGCCGAATTAGATGACTACATTGACAATAACAAAGATGTTATTTCTGTAGGCGTTTATGCCGGTGAAGTGCAGTTAGATAAATACTGCAAAAAGATTTCCTCAGTAAAAGGAAAGTATCCTCAATTCCATAAAGTCTTGTCACGCGTTGTACAAGGTTTTAAAGCTGAATGGCAAGCATTGGGAGAAATGCAATTTAGAGCGAAAGTTTTACAAAACTTCCGTCAAAAAGTAAACTTACCGATAATCGTAGATGAAATTTACGGTACCTGGTTAAGTGATTTGAAAATTGAGGGAAAAACTCCTGAAGAGCAACCAATTTCTAAATTAATCATTCAGGAATTACTAGAAAAAGTAATTGATGATTTAAGCGATTTGTCAATTATAGGAGATACATCGGCAGGTGTTGCTGATGGTAATTTTGGTTATTCCGTTAACGGAATTGGAAAAGTAATCAGCTTGGCTTTGGCCAATGTTGCAAATCCTGTTTACCGCATTCCTTTAGATGCTATTGTACCTGCAAACATTTTAGATATGTTTAAGCAGTTTGAAAGAACGATACCTTCAAAAGTTCGCAAAAAAGTGAAACAAGTTTTTTGTTCGGACAATGTGAAGTTAATGTACGGCGATGCTGTTGTTGAAAAATATGGCGATCATACCAATTACAGTGAAGACAGAACCGGGAAAACCGAAACTTACAAATTTGAAGTTGTTGGTTTAGAAGGGTTGCCAGATAATGTGATTTTTGCAACTGCCGATGGCAATATGCTAAAATTGATTGATGTAATTGACAATCCGCCTACAATTATCGACACTCAAGTGCAAGATTATGTACTTAAAATCTTTATGGAATTCCATTTAGGTTATGATTTCGCAATAAATGAAATAGTATTTGTTGCCGACTTTAATGCTTTGGCAAAAGCAGGATTACAAAGCAATGCCTTAAACGCATTGTATTATGATGCTGAAAACTTACCATTAATAGTTTAGTATTATGGCAAAACAACCAGTAAAAACATCAGCAACTACGGTTGCTGATGTTTCACCAGAACAATTTCAAGCCAGAGTTTTAGAACTTGAAGGATTATTAGCTGATGAAAAAACAGCTAAAGAAGAACTCGAGAAAGCTTTCAACGAATTACAAAATGAATTTATTGAAGTTTCAGGAGCCAAAGCTTCATTAGAAACCAATGTAATTACTTTAAAAGTGGAATTAGAAGCTGTTAAAGAAGCATTGGAAACTTTAAAATCTGCTCCAGCAACAACTGAAGTAAATGATTTAGAAGTTGAAATTGAAGTTGAAGTTGAAGAAGAACTTCCGGTACATACTTTAACCGATGGCCGTAAATTTTCATTTATAAAAACAGCCCCAAAACACTTAAAAGTTTTAGATGTTATACATTCTCAGGCTGAATTGGTGAAGAATAAAGAAGCAATGGAATTCCTTATTTATGGAAATTCATTTTTTGTTGAACAAATAAATTCGAAATAAGATGTTGTATGTACATGGTATTAAATTAGAAGAAGTAGGAGGAACATCTATTGAACCAACAGGCGGGTTTTCGCACGTTGATATTTTGATTGCTCCTACAAGAACATTTACAAACATTGCCGGCATTAAGCCAATTGAAGGCGATGTTTTACTGGATCTTGCCACTAACGCAAAAGCTGCGGCAGAAATTACAACCGACCATACATTTGCTGTTGGTTTTGGTTTTGCCAAGTTTAAAGCTGTGCAAGATAAAAACGGATTGGAAAGTGCAATGCTTGGTGAAAAAGGCGGTAAAGTTTTTGAAAACAAACTAACTGTTGTTGTTCGCGGAACTGATCCTGAAACTATTGGTGCTTTGCGTTTGTTGAAAAACGAACAATTAATAATTTTAGCCAGAGAAGCCGGAACCGGAAGATACCGACAAATTGGCCATTCTCGTTATGCTGCTGAATTAACTGAAGCCACGCCAAAAATTGCTCCTGAATATGAAGGAGAAAATGGTATCGTATTTGTTTTTACTGATAAAAACGTTGTTGCGGCCCCAATTTACACCGGTGTAATTACCATGCAACCGGCTGTTGTATAATTATTCGTGTTTTTTTTTGTTATTTTTATTTTTTTTGATTCCTTAAAAACCACTTTAACGAGTGGTTTTTTTGTGTCCTAAAAATAACAATTGTTATTTATCACTTTTACAGTATGACAGTAAATGAGTGGATTGCAAGTGGTGAAAATTATAAAATTGGTTTGGAACTTTACCGAGCCCTGCCAAACCATAACGCCAATTTTTTAAAAGCCTGGTCTCGAAAAGAAACGCCTCAAAACTTAATTAAGCTGCGTTACGAACTTCAAAAACAATTACAACCTACATTAAGTGTTTCAACATCTGAAATTATTGAAGAAAGTAAACCTATAGGTTTAGAAAAATACTACCGAAAACTTAGAATTAATGAATTGCCTATTGCTTTACATCCTATTTATATTCAGCAAAAAAACGATTTTTCCATTGCCTGTAGTTTAAAAATACAATTAAACGCCCTGGGCAATATTTTAGACTGCAATGGAAATATAGTTTTTGGGGCCGATGGCTTGCCAAAATTAAAACCACAAACAAAAGATGATCAAGAAAAGGCTTTGCGTTTGTGCCTAAAAATTGAAAGTTTGTTTGATGCTGTTGACAAAACTTGGGGTGTTATTGATTATTATCTGGAAAATAAAATAGTTCCTAAAATTACGGAAAACGATTTTTCTACCTTATCTGAAGGAAAATTAAGAGATAAAATAGTGTCGGTTCGCTCATCTATTACACGCCAAAACCAACGATTGGCAATGCTTCGCCAAAAATTAACCTTTGCCATTGCCAAAAAATTTAAAATTAAATACGAACGAAATATTGCTAAATGCGATAATGCGCTTATGCAATTAAACCAGGACCTTATAAAACTTTTAGAAATTAGAGATCATGAAAAATAATTTACAGCCATTAGAATGGCACACTGAACACCGAATTGTTAAAGATTTAATTCCTTATGAATTTAATCCTAGAGCAGTTTCAGAAGAAAAAAGACAAAAATTAATTGACAGTATTAAAAAATTCAATTTTGTTGAAATTCCTGTTATTAATTTAGACAATATTTTAATTGCCGGACATCAAAGAATTTTAGCCATGGTATTTTTAGATCGTGAAACCGAAACTGTTGATGTTAGGGTGCCAAACCGACAATTAACAGAATTGGAGTTGAAAGAATACAACCTGCGGTCCAATATTTCTATTGGAGATTGGGTTGATGATATGTTGAAAGAACATTTTGATGATATTGATTTTGATGCTATTGGTTTGGGAATTGATGAAGGGTTACTTGAGATGTTGGATGAAGAAAAACAATTGACACAATTTGAGGAAAAATTTAATAAAATCCCGAATGAACCGGTTTATCCTATAGTGGCAAAATACAACGAAAAATATTCAGCTATTATAATTGTGGCCAAAAACATTACCGATTTAACTTTTTTGCAAACTGTTTTAGATTTAAGTAACGAAGCTTCATACAAAAGTGAGCGTATTGGGCAAACACACGTAATTGATGCTAAAAAATTTCAGGAGTTATGGGAAAAGAAATAAAAATTGTAATTCCGTCACATTTAAGATTTGACCGGGTTAAAACACCAAAGGCAATAGCAAATTGTATTTTATGTGTTCCTGAAAGTCAGGCCGCTTTGTATAAAGAATACAATCCGGCTACAGAAGTTGTTGCGCATCCCGATAATATTATCGGTTTAACACCAAAAAGGCAATGGATTATTGAGCATTTTGGCGATGTTTTTCAGGTTGATGATGATATGATGCAAATGAGCAGGGTTTATACAGGACTGGGAGAACCAACACGCATTCCAAAAAGAATTGCTTATGATTTGATTCAACAGGCCGGAAACATTGCCAATGACATGGGCGTGTACTTATTTGCGTTTTCCAAGTCACCAATGCCTACAGCTTTTAATCCATTGCGCCCGGTTAAATTATCTGGTACCGTAATGGGCGGTGCGTTTGGTTTATTAAGTGGCTCAAAATTGCATTTTAAAACTGATCTAATTTTAACGGAAGATTATTGGATAAGTGGTTTAAACGCTCACTTTCATAGAATGGCTTATATAGATGAACGTTTTACCTTTAAATTCAGTAATACATTTGCAAATAAAGGAGGTTGCGCCAGTTATAGAACTGTTGCAAAAGAATTGGAAGATACGCTAAAACTAAAGCATTATTTTGGTGATGCTGTTCAATTAAAAAAAGACACTCATTTATCTAAAGTAAAAATAGAAGGCTCAAGGACGCTAAAAATACCTTACTAGAAGAAGCTTTATGATAATTGATTTTCCTATAAATTTTAAGTATGTAACTTAAAGTTTATAGGTTTTTTTATTCTGTAAATCAAGGATACGTTTGTACTATAAATATTTAATAATCATTTAATAATCAAAAGGTTAAATTATGAAAGAACAAACAGAATTCTTTAAAAAAGCAATCGAAAACAAGAGTAGTTTCGATTTAAAAGATTTATGGAACCACATGAGCCCACTCATAAAAGTTTGGAGTTGGGGAGTTGAAAAAATTCATTTCTTCGAAAACAAACTTTTAGGACTAAAAGTAAACGGCCATCACTTTACCGGAATTGTATGCATTACTTTAAACGGAAACGACACTTTTCATATTGATTACTGGCAAGATGGAGTTTTGCTGGATTCAAAAAATGAAATTTATGTAGATCAGTTAATTGATGTAATTGATAAAGATGTTGAATTTATAAAATCTTATTCTTTTTAATATGGAAAAATTAGTAGACGTAGTTTTTTATAGTTTTTACGAAAAAGTTACCGTAAAAAACTGTAAAGATTTAGAAGATGCCTGGACAAAAATAAAGGCTCAATTCGAAGTAAGTGAAATAACAATTTGGAAAACAGAAATCGTATGTCAGTAATACCGCCAACAATAAACGGGTACAATTATTTTGAGGTTATCTCAACAATTCAAAAATCAATTAGAAGAGGAGATGAAGTAAACGCATTATTCTTTTCGGTAGAAGTTGTAATGAGTGGTAACGATGAAGCGCTATGGCGCCGATTAAAAGTAATTACAAGTGAAGATGTGGGTTTGGCTACCTTATCGGCCCCTGCAATAATTGAAAGTTTGCACAGTGCTTATAAAGAAGCTAAAAAGCAAAAGAAACCAAGTTACCCGGAACGTTTGATGATAACACACGCCGTTTTGTTTTTATGCCGGTCTAAAAAATCCAGATTAATAGACTGGGTTACTTGTACAATTTTCCCGGAGCATCCAAAAGAATTATTGCCAATACCGGATTATGCTTTTGATATGCACACTTCAAAAGGGAGAAAGTTAGGGAGAGATATACATCATTTTGCTGAAAACGGCTCGTACTTATCGAACCACAGAAAACAACCTTTAGAGGATGAATACAAACAAAAAGCAATTGAAATTTTAAGTAAAAAAAATAAGGAATAATGTTTTTTTATTCTGTAAACCAAGGGTACGTTCGTACTATAATAATCATTTAAAAATTAAAAATTATGCAAAAATTAACACAAATTCAAGAAGTAATTACAAAACAAGTAGCAGATGTAAATTGCGAATATGTTATTGTAAGAAAAGGAAATTTTATTGTCACTGATAAAAGGATGATGATAATCCAGCCCCTAAGTTTATTTTCTATTCCGGAAGAGCAAATTAAAATAGCTGAAGGAAAATCGTTCAGCAAAGAATCTTTTAGGGAAATTCAAAAAGCAGATGACATCATATTTGAAGAAGACGGGGTTTATTGCATTGGTAAAAACAATTCAGTAAAAAAGAAAGTTTATTACAACGCCTCTCCAGTAGATTTTAATTGGGAAAAATTAGTTTCATTGGCGACAAATCTTGAGCCTAGTGATGGTAATGGCATTACGCCTACTCAGTTTTCTAAATTGGCAAAAGGAATGCTTAAAATATCAGACAGCTTGTTTGAAATTTATAAAGTGGCCAATACCAATTTAAAAGTAATTGTTGAGCCAAATTACAAAGGACAATTAGCTTTTTTAGCTTCCTAAATAAATAAGGGAGGCTAAACAAATAGCCTCCCTAAATAATAATTTGATAAATAAATTTAATAAAAAATACAATACCATGAGAAATATAGAATTTTTACCAGGAACAACAATTAACCAATTAGGAACCGTTGAGAGATTACATTTTACAGACTTATTTGAAGCATATTATGTGATAAACGAAAATAAATTTAGTGTGAATGATATTCAGGATGAGATTTTTAAATCAAAAGAAGATCTAGTTAACAGGTTGCTTATTTTGTTAGATATTAACCCAAATATTGCTTTTAAGTTTTTAACGAAAATTATGTTGAAAACAAAAAACATTCCTTTAATAAATGTATTGAACTCCAAACATATTGAGTTGAAATCTACTTTAAACGGAACCGATTTTAATTTCAATTCTTACCGGGATTACAATTTAATTAAACGAATATTAAAAAGCTTTCTATTTACCTACTACACTAAAAAAATAGATTAATTATAAAAGCCTCAAATGAGGCTTTTTTTTTATCTTAGCAACGCGAAACATTTTAATGAGTACAAAAGGCAGGAAGATTCCACCCACGTAGGTACAGGTTTTTCCTGTATTTTGTCTTTTGTACAAAATGTTTCGCCACCTTACGTGGGTCTTTTAAAACAGAATCTTATGTTAGACACTACTCCTCAAATTACCCAATTCTTAAAAGAGAATTTTAAGCCTTCTAACTTACTCGAGGCTACTCACAAAATAACTACACACCAGCTGTTAAATTTGCTATTTAATGTGTTTCCAAAAGGTTCTGTCGATGATTATGATTTATATCAAATTTTAATATCTTTACAGTACACGCCATTTAGAAATACAATTGAAATTAAAAATTTAGAAACCGAGGAAATAATTAACGAATTATCTTTAGTTTGGTGTTTGGAAGAATTAGGAACTTAATTTAAAAATAATGAAACCAGCAGAAAAGGCAAAAAAATTAGTATATGAGTTTTATAAACTTACATTACCAAAAAATAATTTAGAAAGAATATTAGTTGATGAAAATTTAGCAAAAGAATCAGCATTGATTTGTGTAAATGAAATAATAGGTTTAGGATTTTTAACTAATGGAACTGACCATGAAAGAATACAAGAAAGCCAAGTTTATTATTGGAAGGAAGTAATTAAAGAAATTGAAAAACTTTAGGATATGGGAAATGTAAATTTTAGTATTGAATATTCTATAGACAGCATTGGTTTTATTCTTAATCAAGTAAATATGGCAATTGAAGAAGTCTATGAACTTGGTTTTAGACATGAAGAAATCAAAATTTCTATGCCAACTTACTTTAAAGAAATGTTAGTAGAGTACAATCGAAGGGAATTTAATAATTTCATTACTTCTGATCATATGCTCTTTGGCTGCAAAATAGTACCTGCTTATGAAAATAAAATTGTGATTTTTCACGAAGATATGCCAAAGCTTAATGATAAAATATATAAGGTTATCCCTTTAATTGTTTCAACTGAAAAATCTAAAAAACTTGGTGGATACTCAATTAAGTTTGATACTTTAGAAGATAACGAAAAACATTTCTATACAGGAACTATTTCAACAGAAGAATAATTATGGAAAAATCATTTAATCACAAATTAACCTTTTCAAACGGAGGTATAATTTTTAGTTGTTTTGTTGAAGAAAAAGATTTTTTTAAAGCCAATTCACCAATACCGGAACAACTAGTTATTAGGTCATTTTCTGAAATTTTAATTGATGCCGATAATGCCGAAACACAAAAAGATTTAGAATTCTATTATCATGAATTTATGATGAATAGAAAAAAGTATCCTTTAATTTATAAACGCTTCGCTGAAGAGCATTTTAACAAACTTTCTTTAAAATTCACAAAGTAACTACGCCCTTTTTTTCTGTCCTATTTTAAGGGTTTGACAATTGTCATTTTTACAGTACTAAAAATGAAACTATGTCTAACCTACCGCAAATTAACCTAAACGACACAACGTTTGATAAAATTTGGGCTTACTATAAACACCCCGGTAATATTGTTTTAACCGACAAACAGAAAGAAATTAAAGAACGTTGGTTGTCTCTTTTTTCGCTTCGTTTAAACTTCCATTCTCGCCTACAGGCAATTAACGCTTATATTGAGCAATGGAAACAAAAAGATGTTGAAATTAGTCTTTCCCAAGCTTACAAAGATTATTCGGCTGCTGAAAGGTTGTTCGGTGATATACATAAAGCCGACAGGCAAGCCAGCTTGGTTATTTTAGCCGAATATGCCCATAAAAACTTACTGCTTGCTTTTAAACAGAAAAATTCTTTAGCAATTTCTGCGGCACTTACCAAATTAGAAAAATACTTAGAAATTGATAGAGTTGACGCTATTAATTTCAATCCGGCCAAATTAGAAGACAAACCCGATAAGTACAGCGTGCCAAAAATAGTGATGGAAGCAATTGCCGAACATTTTGGAACAGGCAGTATTGATTTCAACAATTTTGAAATTGAGGATATTGAATCTGAAGAAATAGAGGAAACGGAAGATGAAGAAACGGAAGATTAGTAAGTATCGTGAAATTGTGCTGAATGCCATTCAATTAATGGCTTTTTTAGCTGTTACAGTTTTTGGGAAAACGAAGATATTTCTTGAATGGGGGCGTGGAACCGGTAAGTCTTTTATCCTTGCCTTTTTTATGAAGAAAATGGTAAAGCAAATGCCAGGAGCGGCATTTTCTTTGGTTGGCTGTACATATCAGCAAATATTGGCAAAAACATTGCCCAGCACAAAAGAAGGATTGGAAGTTTTAGGAATTTATCAGGATGTTGATTATGTAGTTGGAAAATGCGGTGATAAATATGGTTTTGCTATGCCAATTCAATCACCGGATAGTTGGAAAAATATCATTCATTTTTCAAATGGATGTATATTTCAATTGGTAGGTTTAGACAATCCTAACAGTGGTAGGGGTTTGAATATCTTTGGATTTTTAAATGATGAAGCAGGATTATCTGATGAAGTAAGGTTGTACAACAATGTTAAAACTACAAATAGAGCAAAGTCTAAAAGGTTTCCAAAAGCTACATTGCTTGGTTGTGAAATTTATGCTTCATCAACTCCCTTAACCAAAAAAGGCCGTTGGTTTACCGATATGGAAGCCAAGATTAAAAACAAGGAATTAAAACGATCTGAAAAATACATTTATTTAAAGGCATCTGCATTAATAAATAAAATGAATTTGCGGCCTGAATGGTTCGACGAAATGAAGGATGAAGCGCCTTCAGACTTAATATACAATGCGGAAATATTAAACATCAGGCCCAAAGAAATATTGAACGGTTTTTATCCGCAATTTTCACCAAAGAATTTATATACAGATTATAATAACGATTATTTAGTTCCTTTAACAGAGGACTATTCTAAGAGTGATTTGAATTGTAAACAGGATAACGATATTGATAAAGGCAAACGTTTGATATTGTCTATTGACTGGGGGCTATTCTTATCGGCTGTAATCTCTCAGGACCTACAGACAGAATACAAAGTATTGAACGAATTCTTTAAGGAATCACCGGACATTATAGATGATTTAATCAATGAATTCTGTGACTATTACGAGCCGCTGCCTAAAGAACAAAAACGATTGTATTTATACTATGGACACGATGGTAACAGACAGCGAGATAAAAGCAAGGAGACTTACGGTGATGAAGTTGTGCGCTTATTAAAAGGACGTGGATGGAATGTTGTAGACAAGTCTAAAGGAAAGCCTGCCGCACCTCATAACAGTAAGTACACGCTTATAAATTTGATGTTTAAGGCAGTATCTAAACGCTACAAACCTATCTCGATTAACGAACATAATTGTAAGAATCTTATTATCTCGCTCGAACGTGCTGAGGCCACTGACGGCAAGAATGGTATTGAAAAAATTAAGAAGGATGAAAAGAACGCGTCGATGAATCAGCAACATACCACTCACTTCTCTGATGCCTTTGATATTCCTATCTATGCTTTATTCAAACAATTATTGAAAGGAGACAAAGAACACTTCGATTTACACCCTCAAAAGGACTGATTTTCATATATCACTAATTTTTAAAAACAACAATTGTCAATTTTCAAAGGTGGGTGCGTGCCACATAGGAACAAAATAAGATTTTTCAGGGGGTTTTTTTCATTCAAAAAACTAATTACCAAATATTTAGCATTTTAAAAATGAGAATTTACACTACAAAATAATCATTTTAATATACTAAAGTATCTTTTCATTAACTCAAAACTGATTATTTCATTAAAAAAACAAAAGTTTTTCTCATTTTTTTTCTGTCCTATTTTATGGCTACTCACAATAATACTTTAGCTGTATGGATACGGTAACATTAAGCGAGTGTTTAGAAATAATTAATATAAAAGATAAGGCTGGAAAACCTTATCCATTCAATATTGATGTTTACTCACTTAATAAAAATTCAAAGTCTGGAGGGATTTTAAAAAGATATGAAAATGTGAAGTTGTACTCAAGAAAAAAAGGAAATAAATCTTTAGGCGCTTTAACTATTTCAGCTTCAACAATGGAAAAATCAAAAAGAAACCCTCAGCATATTAAAAACCGCACTCGAAATATTGAATTTACTAATGGAGATATAAAAACTATCCATGTTAGATTAATTGATAGTGTTAACGGTAAAAAAATGGTTTACTAAATGAAAGAAAACTTTGGAGATATAGGCATTATAGGCAACGGAAAAATAAAAGCTGTTGTAAGATTAAACCGTTCGGCTACAAATAGCACTTCAAAAGTTGTTGAGCCTACAAAAGTTGTTGTTCATACCGAAACTAAAAAAGGTGTCATCGCTTCTTGGGGCACCAACAACAAACATCCGCAGGAACTTTTAGAATCCATTAGGAAAAATGCCGCCACAACTTCAGGACTAAGCGCTGTTAGTCACAACCATTACGGCGGTGGCTTTTTATTATTTGAAGAAACATTTGTCGATGATGGAAACGGAAGTACCAAAAGACAATTAATTCAAAAATCAATTAGGCAATATCCTGCAATAGATGCTTTTTTTAAACTAAGCAATATGAAACGGTTTCATAAAGAAACTGTTGTTGATTTAGAATATTTCGCCATTGGATTTCCAGAATACGTATTGTCAAACGATTATAACCTAATCAGTAAAGTAAAACGACAAAAAACAGCACATTGCCGTTTTGAGGTAATGGATGAAAAAGGTTTAATAAAAAACGTTTGGATTTCCACTAAATGGCATAAATCAGTCGATTTAGATTCTGTTTATGCCAATGATGTCCGCTTTATTTCACCCGACTGGAGCCCTGAAGAAGTTAAAGAATATTGCAAAAAATATAAAATTAAAAATTTCATTCGTCCAATATTCTATGCAATGTTGGATGAAAGCTACTACCCAATTGCCACATGGCATTCCGCATATTACAGCAAATGGATTGACGTTGCAAACTCAATTCCTGAATTTAAAAAAGCATTGTTTGAAAATCAAATGAACATCAAATTTCATATTGAAATTGATGAAGAATATTTTCAAAATAAATACAAAGAAACTTGGGATGATTTTACTGATGACGAAAAAGAAAAAAAGAGACAATTATTTGTGCTTTTTATAGATGACAATTTAAGAGGTAACGCCAACGCCGCTACTTCTATTTGGTCAATGATCTATAAAGATGATGAAGGTAAACCAATATCCGGTTTAAAAATTACTGCAATTGATGACAAGTTAAAAGATGGTGCATTTTTGCCCGACGGTAAAGTGGCCGACGAGCAAATATTTTTGGCAATTGGTATAGATGCAACCGTATTAAGTGCCGGAACTCCCGGTATGGGTGCCGGTAGCGGAAGCGACAAAAGAGTTGCTTGGAATATCCTTTCAGCACGTAGCAAACCAAAAAGAGAAACAACGCTCGAAGTTTTTGAATTTATTCAGCAATATAACAACTGGCCGCCTGAATTATTGGGCGCTTTTGAAGATACCCAATTGCAAACATTAGACATTAACCCAACAGGTTCAAAAAAAGCTGCAAACGTATGATCACAAAAACAATTACCGACATAACAAATTATGCCACTGTAGCCAGTAGTTTCACTTTTGAGAAGTTGAAACCCCATTTAAAGAGAGTTGCAACAAATGACATCTCTAAAAACATTAGTGATGCCGAATACACAAGGCTCGAAGCTTATGCCGATGCCGATGCCGTTGTTGTAAAAGCAATTGAAATAATAAAAGATGCCGAAATTAATTTAGCCTTGTTCAATTTTTTGCCGGTTGGTTCCATCCAAATTAATAGCGGTGGGGTTTCTGTTATAATTCCACAGGGTCAAACAGATGCAAATGAAAAAGATTTACGCGATGCTTTGCGCTATCATAAAAAATGCGGATTGCAAGCACTCGACCGCCTGCTTATGTTGTTTGAAGAAAACGAAGATAAATTTGCATTATGGAAAGCCTCAAAACAATACACAAAGTTTAAAAATCTCCTGGTTAATTCAACAGCAATTTTTAATGACAGCTATAATATTTTCGAAAGTCGCCAAACATTTTTATCCTTAGTGTCAGAAATTGAAACGGTTGAGTACGAATTTATAATGCCTAGCATTACAAATGCCACTTTAACGCATTTAAAAACTACCGCCAGCAACGATGAAATTTTTAACCACGTAAAAAAATTAATTCAAAAATCTATCATTTTTTTCACAGTTTCCAAAACCTTGGGAAGTGGCTTGTATTACCAATCGGCCACAGGTTTCGAGTTACGATTCGATGTTCTGGACTACGAACGCAAATTTGGAGATTCAAAAGAAATTTCATCACATATAAAAGCGCAAAAAAAACAAAAAGAAACCGAGGCAATACAGTTTTTAAAAATGGCAGTTGGTTTAATAAGAGCCAATCCATTGCTTTTTGCTTATGTAGCACCAACAATTGTTGAGCGCAATCCATTTATAGCAGGTAAATCAATTGTAGCATTATGATAACGGTGTACGCAAATATGGAATTAACAGTATTAAATAATTACAATGAATTATTTAATGAATTATTGCCGCATGATATTCCTATAACATTTATTAACATCTAGTTATGCAATTTCCTATAAATACAGGTCCAAAAGAAGATCATCCTAATAGAGTTGCGGCACTTGTTGGCGTCGACCCAAAATATTACTATAAAGCCGAAGAATTAAAGCTTTACGAAAATGCCATTAACGAATTATACAATTTATTAGGTACGGCAAACAGCGCAGGCAATAGAGTTATTTCCTATACCATTGAATGGATTCCCGGAACCTACACTTACAAAATAACCGTCCGCAAATACATATTCAACGGCGTACTGCACACAAACACTATTTATGCTGAAAGAACATTCGGCGCTTCCGACCTAGTTTACAACAGGTTCGACAGCTTTTTAATCGATGCCGATGAACAAATAATTGTATGGCCGGGCGATGCTGTAGAATTCCCTTACCCAAAAGAGTTTGATCTTGACACCTATGTATTAATAAATTTTTTCCGAGTTGATGCCAACACAACGGCGCCAACTGGCCAAAGTGAAATCTTGGTTTTTAACGAAGGCACTGGCGCACCAAATGAATGGGCTATCAATTATTTAAGCGGAACCTTAAGCACCGAGCATCCTAGCCTTGACTTAAAATCTATAAAACTCGTAAACAAACAAGCGGTACTGGCCACTTCGCCAGTTCCGTATGAAGGCCGTTTTTTAAAAGACTTATTAATTGATGTTACTTGTTTTACGGCGGCCGCAAATAACCGCTTGCGCTTTTCTTTTTGGATTGCCGATACCATGCGCGTGGGTGAAGTTTACGTAACGCATGGCACTTTTAATTTCGATGCCTTTTTAGTTGGCGTACCACAAACCATTGTAATACCGGGCAGCGCTTTTGTAAATGGCGGCACCTGGGGAAATTTCCAATACGACAGCCTTTGGATGAATAATGATAAAACGGGCACAATCGTTTATCTCGATAACGTAAGAATTCAACAAACCGATAGCGAAGCAATTTCCGGGACAAACCATACGCATTCTAACTTAAGCGTTTTAGAGCAAATTACACTTGAAATGCTTAATAGTATTGCAGCAGCCGCAAATTATACTATTGACATTGTAGCAAATCAATTAAAATTATACAAAGATGCCGTTGAAGTAGGCAGCAAAGATTTATCAATTTATTTAGATGATACAAATTTAGCACGTTTAACAAGCGGTGTTTTAAACCCTGCAACAGGTATTGCAACTTTTACACGCGATGATGCCAGTACATTTACTTTAGATTTATCTAATTTATTAGATAACCAAACGGCTGCGGAAGTTTCTGTTGACAGCGCAGCCTTCACTGGCAATTTAGCAGTTACTGACAATACCGTGCAAAAAGTTGCTGAAAAAGTAAATACGTTGGTTATAAGTGGCCCGGGTGGCACTGGCGATATGGTTTTAGCCGATGTACAAACAGTAAGTGGGCTTAAAACTTTTTTAGCTGGTAAGTTTGGTTTAAGAAACGTTGCCAATACTTTTACTTCATTTTTTACCAACGCAAATACAGCAGCAAGGACTTATACTTTGCCAAACAAGGACGGCACTGTTGCAATGACTTCTGACATAGTTGTTCAAATGAGTGGTGTAGTAAATTACTTGGTAAAATTTGGAACTGCTACGACTGGAGTTGTGAGTAGATTATGGGATACTGGATTCAAGTTAGGAATTGGCACAGCGGTTTCACCATCTATGGATATTACATTAGGAAATCAAGGTCATAGAGAAATTGGGGTTGAAGTTTCTTCTAGTTCTATTATTGGTAAAAATCTAACAATTACTGCGGGGAAAGCAATAAATTATTTATTAGATAGCGATTTAATTAGTGTAGGAGAGCCTCAAATACTTAGTGGGTGGGGTTGTTGTCTAGATATGACGGATAATATAATATTCAATTATTTTACTTCCGGTAATTTGCCGAGACAAATACCTAGTGGTACTCAGGATGTTGTATTAAAAGGGGGCCAAACCTATTGTTTTGAAATAGCTTATGGCTTCGATAACACTGCTTTTTATATAAAACAAGGAACAAACGCTTTATGGGTTAATAGCACCGTAAAATCATTTATTGGCGGTGGTATTTTTGCTTCCCGATTTTCAAACATACTTTACATGTCTATTGGCGGTAGTATTTCATATAGTTTAGACAATGGCAACTCATTTACTGCAATTCAAGCAATAACTTTTGGTGTTAATGGATTATGCGAAAATACATTAGGTGATGTCTATGGATTAAGTGGAGGGTATTTATGGAAGAGAACTAATGGCGTAGGATTATTTGTTAATACTGGTATTTTACTTGCTGGGTCATACATCACTTGCACTAGAAATAATACAATATTTACAGCAACTTCAACAAATGTATATAAATTAGATGATGGCTCCCCAACATACTCTTTATATAAAAGTTTTACATCCATTAGCCTGTTTGGTTTATGTTCGGATAGTGCTAGTAGATTATTTTTTGCTTGTGGGGGATCTGGGACTGCAAAACAGTACTTAATGTACACAGAGGCGCTTGGCACAGATAACTTAGATGGTGGTACTTTAAAATTAAAAGCTGGTACTGGAAAAGGAACAGGCAAGAGTAGATACCAAATTGTTACTGGTCAAAAAACAGTTAGTGGAACAGATATGCAAGTTGAAATAGTACGAGTTGAGATTGATGAAGATGGAAATTATACAAGAATTGGCACGCCAGTTTACGCAGATAATGCAAGTGCCTTAGCTGGTGGTTTAACTGCTGGTATGGAGTACAGAACGGCAACTGGAATAAAAATGGAAGTTTATTAATAAATAAAATTATGATACAAACAAAACAACCAATTGTTTACGGCGACAGAGGCGACAAAACAGCCGTTATTAAAATAGTAATTCATAGTTATTCAGCAACCCCAAATGGCATTACTTATTTGGTAAATGACTACGCTGTTAAAAATGGTATTGAAGAAATTATTAGCGCAAAAGAAGTCACTTATAGCAACGAACAAATCGACAATCTTAGTGCTTATATAGATTCTCAAAATGATTTTTCCGCACTTACAAAAACGCAAAAAGAATGGGCAAAAATTAAAATTGGTTTAATGTTAGATACCCAAACTAATTTATTGGAAACTGGCAAAACCATTTATAAATTAACCCCACAAGATTGGGAATTTAGCATATAATGGGCGCACTATTATTCATAATCGCATACATACTGTATTTGCCATTAACAGTGATAAATTACTGCTATGTAGCCAACAAAAAAGGATATTTTAAAAGTAGCGCAGTTAGTTTAGACAAATTTGCCAACAGAGAATTTCGCACACTTTGGAATAAAAAATTAAGAACAGAGTTTGGTTATCATTTTGGCTATAATGAAGAAACAATAAGCAGCGCACTCGGTAAAAATGAACAGTTAGGAACACTTACAAAAACAGGAAAACGCTTGGTTTGGTTGTTAAATAAATTAGATAAAAATCATTGTATAAAAAGTATAAAAATATGAAAAATTTTGTAGTTAAAAATTGGAAAACCACAGCAAGCGGCATATTGATATTTGTCATTTTAGGTGTGTATTTGTTAAATAAAATAACTATTGAGCAGTTTATGACAGCAACATCATTTTTAGTTAGTGTTGGTTTTATTGCATCAAAAGATGGTGATAAAACAGGAATTAATAAATAAAGCTATGAACGCAGACGAAATAACCCGGTTTAATAAAATGGAAAAAACAGTTGAAAGCATCCAAACTGATGTTTCTGAAATAAAACTTGCCTTATTGGGAAATCCTTTAAGTGGCGATAATGGCTTAACAGGTCGTATCACAATGCTATCGGCGCAATTGACAATTTTAGAAAGTCAGGTTAAAATACTGCAAGAAGAAAAAACAAAAAATACTGTTTATGTGAAATTAATAAACTGGTTGTTAGCCACAATTGCCGCTGCTTTTATTATGTGGATTTTCACAATGTTAAAAAATAGTTAGAAATGAACAAACCAATTATTAAAATTCATCGCATTAACCAGGATAAAAACCAAACATTGGGAACTTGTACAGTTTTGGACCATAACAATAAATTGGTATTTACTTCTTTAGCCTTAGAACGTGGCTGGCAAAATAATGCTAATCGCGTGAGTTGTTATCCTGCCGGTGTTTACACTTGTAAACTTGAATATTCCGACCGCTTTAAAAAAATGTTGTGGGAAGTTAAAGAGGTATTTGGAAGAAGTGAATGTAAGTTTCACGCAGCCAATTATTGGGCACAATTAGAAGGTTGCACCGCTTTGGGTTTGCGCCTGCGCGATTTAAACAAAGACAATTACGATGACATTACCAATAGCGCAGATACAATGGCCGAATTTCATTTGGCTTTATCAGCTTACACCGAAGCCGTTTTAGTGGTAACAACAGAACCAAACGTAAAATAATTAACTTATAAGTGAATTAATATGAATTTCATCAACGATTTCAGCAAAGCGGATAAAATACTATTTAAAGCAGCAATATTGGCAATTTTACTATTTGCAATTTTCTCGTTGTCTTCCTGCGGAAGCAAAAAAAAGCAATTGGAAAAAACAAAGTCAGAAATTGAAATAAAACGCAAATTGGATAGTGTCAACACTTCCAAAGTTTTCACCGAAAAAAAGAAAGTTGAAGAAGCTACATCCAGCGAAACCGAAAAAGAAGAAATCATTGAATACAACGGCAAAGCTGGTGATAGCTTAAAAGTCATCAAAATAGGTGAAACTGGCAAAATACTTTCAGCAACCATTTATACCGGAACCGGCAAAGCCATAATAAATAACAAAAGAAAAACTACCCAAACTAAAAACACCAACAGCGAAGCTTCCAAAAAAACAGCGGACAGTAATGTGTCCGTAAACTTGGAAGAAACCAAAAAAGAAAGTGCCAAAATCCTAAAAAAAGACAACAAAACAACCGGACCATCATTTTCATTTTATGTGTGGCTAACTGCCATTATAGCAATCGTTGCCGGTGGCTGGTGGTTGAATAGGAAGTTTAGTTTAATTGCGAAAATTAGGAACTTAATTTAAAAATACTATGGGCACATTTAATCGACTTATCAAAACCATTGAAAAAAATGCAGTTGACAACAAAGCCTTAATTCCTAACGTATCACTTTGGGCAAAATTTTGGCGCAAAGAAAAAGAACGTGAGGTAAAAATTCGTAAAAAATGAAAATAAAATTTAACATCCCAATTAACTGGAATAGGTTAACCGATAATCAGCTGTTAAAAGTGGCCGATTTATTTTTTTCGCCAAAAGAAGCCTTTTTATTTGATTTTACTTTGTTAAAAATTATGGCCAACCACAAATGGTACAAACCATGGTTAATTGGCAAAATTATATTATTGTTTAAAAATGTGCCGCTAACTAAAATTAAAGAATACTATGGTTTTATTTATGAATCTCAAAATTTAACCAGGTTTATTCCTTCAGTAAAAATTAAAACGAATTGGTATAAAAATTCCATTAAATATTATGCGCCGGCTGATAGGTTAACCAATTTAAGTATTGGGGAGTTTTCACTTTGTGAAGATTTATACCTTGGTTATTTGCGTAATTGTAAAAATACCGATGCAAACTACGGCCAAAGCTATTTAATTTATCTATTTGCAGTTTTGTACATTGAAAAAGGTTTATCAAAACGCCCTGTATTTCAAAAAGAAAATTTAGAAAACTATGTGTCTGCCGTTCAAAATGTTCCTAAAAAATATGTGTACGCTTGTCTTTTAAGTTATAAAGGTTGCAGGGATGCCATTACAACAAACCCAAAATACAAACATATTTTCCCAAATAAAAAAGCCGACCCAAATACCGTTTTAAAAATTCCGGCTTCAAGTGGTTTTTCTGATATTATTTTAAGTTTTTCGGGCAAACTTTTTGGCGATTATGATAAAACGTTCACAACCAATTTGTATACCTTTTTAGATGGCTATGAAATTGCATTAAAAAATATTCCTAAAGAAACCAAAAAATGACACAGCTAACCTTCAATGATGTTATCAATAAATTAAAAGAATTGGGAGATTCTCACGTTGATGTAAAAACAAATTACCGATGGAACCTTAAAGAGTTCGACGGCAATGTAAGGGATAACACCGTTTTTACGTTAATGACTTATGAAAGTCCGCAATTGGTGCCCAGCAACACCGAAAGTAATTTGTTGTTAAATTATATGTGTGCTTTCAATATTTTAGGAATGGAAGGTGTAGATACTTCAGATGTTACCGATGAAGCTGCACAAAATTTAGTGCTAAACCATTGTTTAAACATCGCCATTGAAATAGCACGAAAAATTATTGAGTTTTCAGCAATACCATTTTTGGCAAATAATGCAAAAAACGACTGGTATTCTATTTTAAACAAACTTTCATTTTCATTCACAAAAATTGGCCCGGTAACAACCGGCTATTTATATGGCTATAGATGCGAGTTTATGCTAAATCCTAAATTCATTTTAGAAGTTGACCCAGCAAAATGGGAATAATTTTAAAACTGTCCTATTTTAATTTTTAGCGGTGTAATACTTTAGTCATCACTTTAAATAAGTAATTATATAAATATGAAAAAAATCATTTTATTCCTTTCGGTCGGTATGTTGCTCTTATGCTCAACTACCGCTATGGCTTTTGTCGATGTTGGCCATAAGAACGTTCAAAAAATCGAAATTTCTAAAGCAACACCAGTTTTAGAACAAATGGCAATTGTAAATCTTGAAGCATTTATGGTGAATACCGCCTTTGATGTTGGTTGGTGCCAAAATTCAATTTTAACTAAAAGTGTTATTCAAAATGTTGCTGTTATGCCTGTTCAAAAAAAGCTGCAACCCAATTATTTAGAAATTTATGATTCGCAATTTTTACATAATTATGCAAACAATTACAAGCTAAAAAGCACTGCTAAAATTCATTTTTACCAGAGTTACCCCTATAAGCAACCTACACCCTTTCTCTATACATAGTGCCATTACTTGGATTTTTAAAAACCACTCAATCGAGTGGTTTTTTTTGTTGAAGAATTTGGTATATTTATACTATTGAAAATTTAAAAAAATGATATGAAAAAATTATTTCCTTTATTTATACTTATTGTTGACCCATCAGAAATTAAACCTCCTTCAGAAGGTTCAATTTTGGTTATTGTGATAGTTTCTTTAGTTGGTATTTTAATTTTATTCTTTGCTTCTTCAAAGAAAAAATAATTTGATACCTTTACACAGTTGTAAAATTTAAAAAATTATTATGAAAAAATTGCTGCTTATTTTACTTGTAATTCCTTTTATTTCTTATTCTCAAATAAATTTAGACACTATAAATAAGAAGTTTTCCTATTCTAATGTTTATGAAATAAATAAAACTAAAAAACAGCTTCACCAAAATGCTATGGAATGGATTGCCATAAATTTTAAGGATGCAAATGAAGTTGTTAAATTAAATACCGATGATAAAATTATTTCTAAAGGTTATTTTGATGTTTCATATTTAAATTCGGGTTACCAATTAACAAATAAGGTATTTTTTATTTTAGAAATTTCATTTAAAGAAAATAAATATAAATTAGAAATTCATACGTTGAAATTTAACATAGATGGTATTGAAAGTCCTGTTGATTGGCACTTTTATAATTTTGAATACAGTTTCTATTTAAAAACAATGCAAAAATTAAGTGATGAAGCCAATACTAAATATCTCAAAAAATATTACGCAAAATTATTGGCCGATCAACCTAAAATGATTGAAAATTTTGAAACTCAAAAAGCATTATCTCTAAGTTTTACAAATGCACTTTCATTAGAACTGGATGACACCGCTAATGATTTGTTTAATTATATTGCTAAAAAATCAGAAGATAGCTGGTAAAAAAACATTCCATATAATTTTAAAAAACCACTCAATCGAGTGGTTTTTTTTTGTCCTATTTTTAGCTGTGCGCCACAAGTAACTTGCAGTTATTATGGCAAACGAAAATCTAACTTCAATAGAAAAACAAATCGGCGATAAGTACGCTGGTTTACTGCAAGGCGCTATTCGTTTCGCTATTCAGCAAGAATCAGCTTCATTTTCAACATTGGCATTAAGAACCAAAGTTGTTGCCAAAATAAAAGATGGCCACTTACAACGCTTGGTTTTAGAATCTCCAAAACACTCTTTTATACATCATTACGGTTTTGAAGGAATCCGATCCAACAGGCGAAAATTAAGTTTAGAAACTAGAAATCACTTATCAGATTTAAAGCAAATAGCCATTTTAAATGGTTTGGCCAACGAAATAGGCAATTTAAGAGCCGACGAAGTAACTGCAACAATAAATTTCTAAAGCAATGGCAGAGGAAGATATTAAAAGAAAAATATCCATTTGGATAAACGACAAAGAAGTTAATGACAGCCTTGGAGGAATTGGGCGTGAAATTGGCAAGTTAAAACGTGAAATAAAAGAAGCTACAGACCCAGCCGACAGGGCGCGGTTAAATAAACAATTAATCGAAACCAAAAAACGATATGCCGATATTAATACCGAAATTAATGGCACAAATGGTTTTTTAGACAAAATGAAAGCCAAACTCGGCCCCATCGCTTCGGGGTTTTTGGCTGCTTTTTCTATAGGCGCACTTGTTACCGGCGCAATGGCCGCATTAAGAGGCGCTACCAAAACAATTAACGATTTTGAACAAGGAATTGCCGATTTAAAAGCGATTACCGGTGCAACTGGCGATGATTTAGAATACTTAAAAAAACAGGCAATAGATTTAGGCGCAAAAACAAAAGGCGGCGCTATTGCTGTTGTTGAAGCCTACAAATTAATAGCATCTGCCAAACCTGAATTATTAGAAGATGTAAAAGCATTAAATGCCGTTACGGAAGCTACACTTATCCTGGCGCAAGCCTCCGGAATGGAATTGCCAAAAGCGGCAACCGCTTTAACGGATGCGATGAATCAATATGGCGTTGATGCCAAAGAAGCAATTCCTTTTGTAGATGCTTTGGCGGCTGGTGCTAAATATGGTTCCGCCGAAATTGAAAATGAAACGGAATCTTTATTGAAATTTGGTGCCGTTGCCCGTACTTCAAATGTAAATATTAAAGAAAGCGTTGGCCTAATTCAATTAATGGCCGAAAATGGTGAAAAAGGCGCTGAAGCTGGTACCAAATTAAGAAACATCCTTTTAAAAATTTCTGCTCCGGATGCACTTCCTAAAGAAGCACAGGCAATTTTCAAGGAATTGGGAATTGATATGGAATTTTTAAAAGATAAATCCATTCCTGTTCAGCAAAAATTAGAAGCTTTAAAACCATTATTGCAAGATAACGCCAATATTGTAAAAGTTTTTGGAATTGAAAATGCCACAGCTGCTTTAAATGTTCTTGGTCATACCGACAGACTTGCCGAACTGACTTCTAAAATGGGCGAAGTTGGTGTTGCTTCAGAACAAGCCGCCATTAAAATGGATACTGTTCAGGGTAAATCTGACCTTTTAGCCAGTAAATATGATAGTTTAATACTATCCGTAAGTACTGGAGGTGGAGCGGTTTCAAACTTCTTTAAATTCTGGATTGATGGCGCTTCAAGTGCATTAGATGGTTTAACCAGGCTAAATTCGTCATGGGATGAGTTGTATGAAAAAGCTGCTGGTGAAGGCTCTGCAAAAGGAGTTAAATCATTTGCCGAAAGGTTTAACAATTTAGCTGGCACAGGTAATGATGCGGAAGTGGCAAAATCAGTAAAAGAAGCTGCTAGAAATACGCTTTTTGCCCTAAAAGAATCTTATAAGGAAAATCAAACTAAAATTGATGAATACAACCCATGGGCACATTTTTCAGGATTGCCAGAAAGGGATTTAAAGGTTAGAAAAGAGGAATTAACCAAAGAAATTGCTTCTTATGAATCTATTATTGCTGAAGCAAATAATAAAATTAACGCTTTTGAAAACCCAAATTTAGGTTCAGGCACTCCAACAACACCGGGAACACCAAAAACGCCAACAGGGACAAAAAGTGAAGACCCAAAAATAAAAGCCGCCAAAGATGCCCAGGACAAACTGACCGAATTAGAAAATAAATATGAAAAAGAAAAATTACAGCGACTAGCCGTAACCAATGAAGCAAAAGCACAATTGGCACGCGATGAAGCTATTAATGCTGCCATAGCTTTAGGCGCAAAAAAAGAATTATTAGACAACATTGAAGCTGAACATAAAATTAAAATTGACGAAGGCAAACTAAAAGATGAAGAAATTGAATTACTAAGGCTTGCCGATTTTGAAGCCCGAAAAAAGGAACTTTTAAATGAAATTGCCATAGCTAAAGAAGAAGAAGACCTTGCTGCTGAACTATTAAAAGCCGAACTAGACTATGAAAAACAAGCGTTAGAATTAGAAAATCTCAAATTAACACTTGAAGAAAAAGCCGAACTTGAAAAGTTAATTGAAATTTCAAAAGGTATTGCCCTTCAAAAAATAAAAGACAAATTTCAAAAAGAAGAGTTAAAAAAATCAGAAGATATTGCCAAAGCTAAAAAGCAATTAAATGATGATATTATAAATGGCGCCATTGATTTAGCCGGTAGAGAAACCCGAGTTGGTCAAGGACTTTTGGCTATCAAAGGTATGCTGGCCGCTAAAGAAATGCTTATTCAATTGGGTGTTTTCCAATCTAAAGCGGCTGTTGCCGTTGGTGAAGCAACTTTAGCAACAGGTGTTGGTGCTGCCAATACGGCTAAGGTTGGATTTCCTCAAAACGTTCCGTTATTAATAGCTTTTGCCGCCCAAGCTGTTGGTATAATTTCAGCAATTAAAGGAGCAATTGGCGCTTCAAAATCTGCAAAAACACCTTCTTTTTATAATGGTGGCTATACCGGTAACCAAGCCATTGGGTATGACCAATATGGCAAAGTAGTTGGTGACGTTCATGAAGAAGAATGGGTAGGCCCTAAAATAATGACACAAAACCCAAAGTATGCCGCAAACTTCGCTTATTTAGAAGCCGAAAGGCAAAGGATAACACGTGGTTATTTTAATGGTGGGAGCGTAAGTTCCGTTGCCAATTCTGCACCTTCATTTGTTGCTGAAACTTCAAGTGCTCCAGCAACAAATTATGATCAAAATTTGATTAATATTTTGCAAAGAGCATCCGTAGTTTTAGAAAAAATAGAAAGTAACGGCATTTTGGCTGTTGTTTCCAACAAAGATTATAAGTCTATGAAATTGCTTCAGGAAGGCATTAACGATTACAATGATTTAAGAAACACAAATAAAGTATAATGAGTTTTATTCCATACAATACCGCCGATTTTGCTTTTACGCTTGATGATTCTAAGTTTTTAGACATTTCAACCCTAAATGAAAACACTTATTTTACGTTGCAATTGGTTATTAAATACTATGATTTTTACGATGCCGTTCAACAAACTGAAACCTTAAATTACAAACTACCGCTTTTTAATAAAAAACGCATTTTTAGTGTTGGAGAAATTATTCACAGAAATTTAAGCAGTATTTCAAGTTTAAATTCTCAACAATTGCAGTATAAAACGGCCTTGGTTGATATTACGATTAAAGAATATGATTTTTTGGATCCAGAAACGGTTATTTCTTCTGAAGAAATGCTGGCAATTAAATTTATTGCAGGGCCGTTACCTGTTTTAATTGATGCAAATAAAGCATTATTATCGGTAAATGCCAATGCCTCAAGATTTACGCCTTTAGGCTACGTTTCTGTAAATTTTTTATTGCCGGTTGGCGATTATACTTTTGAAATTTCAAAAAATGGTGTTGTTGTATTTTCAGAAATTATAAGTGCCACAATTACCGACAATGTTTATACCAAAACCTTAAAAGTTTCATTGTACAACGCATTACCGGGCGATATTTTCACAATGTCAATAAAAGACACTTTAATTTTAAAAACCATTGAAATTGTTGATTATCAATTGTATTCAAATACTGTTTTGTTTGTGAATGAATTCAAATTATTGGAATCGTTGGAGTGTACCGGTGATTTTTCTTTTCCTGATGATTATGATCAAATTACGCATAAATACAAACGTAATTTAATTGAGATTTTAGAAATAATCAGCACTAAAAAAGAAACCAACTTTCTGATAGATACGGGTTGGGTTTTAGAAACCGACGGTATAACAATTGACAGTTTGCTCATGGGCAAAAAAGCCTGGTTATTAAAAGAGTCAAATAAAGTGGCTGAGTTGGTTCCGATTTCTAAAAAAAATACAGCCATTGACAGCAAAAGAGAATCTTTTCAATATGATTTAGAGTTTAAAATTAATTCAACTTACAATGCACAAAATTATATATTCTAGTTTTGAATTAGATTTAACTCCTTTTGAAATTACAACGGTTGAAGAAAATCATTGGTTTAGCGACCAGTTTTTTACAAAATATTCTTTTCCTTTTGACATTAAATTAATTGAAGCATTAATTAAAGTTTTCGGGAATTTATTGGATGATAACAATGTGGTGTTAGAAACTTATTTTGAGGTTTTATATGTCGAAGGCAATAAGATTGAAACTGCTGTTTTAGAAATAAATTCTCAAAAAGGATTAATTCTAAATGCAAAAATTCGTTACGGTTTTGATGAATTACCAAACTGGGATAAAAAGTTAGCGGAACTGCCTTTGGAAGTAACGGCAATTGCAGATATTTATGCACACGCTAAAACCATTATTCCGCAAACTTGGCCAGCCGTAAATTACAACTATCCGCAAATTCATACCGATAAATACGATACAACAGATGTTACCTGGTCAACGTTTCAAAAAATAATTAACAACTATAAAGCCGGTGAATTTTTGGTGAATACTTATTTGGTAGAAGATTTTGCCAATCGCAATATTATACAGCCATTTCCTTACGATTTACATATTTTAACGGCTGGTTTTTTAGATGCCGGCTATACTTTAAAAGGCGATGTAACAACCGATGAAATATTTAAAAAGCGTTGCTTGGTTTCCGATATTGATTATTTTGAAGTGCGTGGAAATATTGTTGATTTTATCGTACTTAAGTCGGAGCACTCAGAAATAGTAGATCAGCAGTATGCTGCTTATAATAATACGTATACGGATATCTTACCTTCAAATACTTATAGAATTACAGGTACGGCAACTTGTTATACACATTATAATCCTTTGGGAAATAGGGCTTCCTTTGTTTCAATAAAATATAATGGGACTCAAATACTTTATGCTTTTACAAGTTTGTTATGGGGAACACCTCCAAAGGTTGTATTTAATGTTGATCGTACATTTCAATCTAATTCAGACATTAGCGCTCAGTTATTATTATTTGAAGCAGGAGGTTCTTATGATGCCAGAACAGGAACAATTTTCGATCTAAAAATAGAAAGGGTTTTAGAAAATGCGCCTTCTGAAATACGTTTAAATAATGAAGTTAATTTAAAAAATGTGGTGCCGGATATGACTTTTGGAAAATATGTTTCCATATTAAAAAACTGGTCAAATATTGATTTAGACATTATTGGAAAAGATATTTACATGAATTTTATTGAAAATGAAATTAACTATAATGATGCGGAAGATTTAAGCAATTTTGAAGTTTTAGAACCTAGTAAAAAATTTAACAATGATGTTTCCTTTTTACTAAAATTTGCCGATGTAGATTCTGAAGCGTATAAATATGATGTAATTTTTCAAAACAAAGCCGGATTTGAAGCATCAGACAAAAATGTAAACAAACAAACCAATACAATCACTATTGATGCCCTGCCATTGCCTCAAAAATATGCGGAAGGTGTGGAAACTGCCTTTGCTTTTGACCATAGTGGAAATAATAAAATATATACAGTGCTTTACGATGGTTTAAATGCTGAAGGTTTAAATTTAACTGATGACATTACGCCGCTTCTAATTCCTACGGTACATCATAACCATTATAAAAAATGGTTTAATTTTAGAATTAATGCCATTAATTATGACTGGACATTTAAAATGTTTTCAGAAAAACTACAAAAGATAAAAAAGAAAGTTTGGGCTTATGGCCGTTATCTTATAGTGAAAAGCATTAGTAAAACCCAAATAGACGAAGATTTATACGAAGTAGATATTGAAACCGATAGTATGCCTTAATTCAAAAATTTAACTGTTGATTTCTGTATATTTTTATCGGCTACTTTCAAATCTTTCGGCGTATAAGTGTCAGTTTGCGCAGAACTGTAATGCCTTGCCTGATCTCTAACCGAAATTAAAGGAACACCGGCACGCAATAAATCGGTAATGCCACTATCTTTTAAACTGTACCAATGAATGTTTTTATTAATTGAAAGTAATAATCTCATTTTTGCCCAGCCTTTCGTAATTTTATCCGGATGAATTTTTAAAGGACCAGGACGAAAGTTATCAGATGAAAATAAATAATCGCTTTGGGTTGCAGTTTTTAAATGCTCAATTAAAAACGGAATCATTTCATTCGGAATTGTAATAGATTGATTTTTTCTATTTTTAGAATCTTCAGAGTCAATCCAAATAGTAGAGTTTATTAAAGAAATGCTCGATACTCTTAGTTTTGTAATTTCTGTCCGTCTAATTAAGCAGTAATAACACGCCATACACAAAGTGAGAAAATGGATATTGTTCTTTTCCCAATAATCGAAAATGATTTTTCTTAAATTTTCAGGAATTAAAACGCGTTTTTTTTCCTTTTTATTGATTTTGCTAAATACCGTTGCCGGATTGGCTGTGATATATTTTTTTTCAAGTAAAAAAGTACTCAAAGTACCCAAAAAAGAAAGGTAGTTATCTCGAGTTCTTGCCGAAACGCCATTTTCATACCTAGCATTATCAAGGTAAGCCCCAATAAAATCGACGTCAAATTTATAGGCTAATATATCCTGTTGCTTGGTTTCTATTAAATAATTTTCGAGAATATTAATTTGAGATTTGTACGTTTTAAAAGTATCCCACCGTAAATTGTCATCATCATACTCAGTTTTAACACGTTTAATATAAATTTTAAGCGTATCGGAAAATTTTGTCAGTTCCTTGGTTCCTTTATTGGCGTAAAAAGGATTCCAGCCACTTTCTAAACGCTTATTAATTTCCAAAATCATTCTTTTGGCTAATTTTCTACGCTCAATGAGGCTTTTTAATGGTTTAACCCTTGGATGTTTTCTCTCTAATTTCTCGGTAATCGGATTTTTCACGTAGTAAACTATTCGCCAAACCTTATTCTCGTGGAGTTCCGCAGGAAAATAGTCAATAAATACTGTTGCTTTTTGTGAATTTTGAAGTTTAGACATTTTTTTTTTACATCTGAATTGTCAGTTGTAAAATATTAATAATCTATTTGAACCAAATTTGAACCACTTTTTTATAAGAAAACCTATAAACTCAATGTTTATAGGCTTTCGTTAAAGTGCGGGCGGAGAGACTCGAACTCTTTAAGGCCTATTTTTAAATTTTAATTCATTGATAATCAATATTAAAAACTGTGTTATTTTTTTCTATTTGAACCAATTTTGAACCGGTTTAAAACTCTTAATTGTCTTGTTTATCAAACCACTCAGACAAATCAGTATTTTCATTTTCTGTAATTTCAATTTCAATTGTTAAATCTTTATTTTTCATAACAATCAAATTTTTAAATGTTTGTTTTTATAAACCACCCTAAGCAGTTTTCCCATTTTTTAAACCAAGCAAATTTTTAAAATCTTGCTTGTCTTGTTTTAGTTCTTCGTTTTGGATTTCAAGCAGTTTTATGCGTTTTTCCTTTTCAATACACATTTTACAAGTTGTTACATAGTTTTCTTCGTCCTCTGCCAAAACGTCTAAATGCCGTTTTTGCTCAATTCCTGTGATTAACCAGTATAAATCTACATCGGGAAAAATAGACATGTATTTGTCTATTGCATCAGAATTAATACTCCTTTTTAATGCATCTGGTTTAAAATTTGAATAAGTCATGCCAATTTTTTCAGGTAATTTTGTTACAGTAATTCCCTTGTTTTCAGCGTACTGAATCATTCTTGATTTAATAGTAGACATTTTTTTGTCTTTTTATTTGTTTTATAGACTTTTTTATGTCTATATTTGTTATTAGTAAAATGTTTATTACTGTTAGCAAGTTAATAATTATAAAACCAATTACAAAACATAGTTTTCTATGATTTCAAAAACTGAAAAATTAAAGTATAAAGCAATTTTAGGTCATCGGTATGTTGCCAAAATTACTGTTGTTCTAAATGAAACAAATGAAACGGATACGTCTGGCAAACCCTATTCTAGTGGTATGATTCGTCAGGTGTTCAATGGGTTCTCTGAAAACATAGTGGTTGAATCGGCTATTATTGAAGCTGTTAAGCGACAAAAAAAATACCTAGCCGACTACGAAAAGAAAAAATCAACTATTCTAAAATAGATAAAAGCATTTAAAATCTTTGGTAGTTAGGAGGGTTAAAACTACCATCTTTTTCATAGCAATTTTCTACTCTCGTTAAGAGATTTTCGAGAGTAGTTTTTTAAAACCAACAAACAAAATGAAAAACGATTTAAAAGCATTTATCATAGCCATTTTACTAATAGCACTGGCTTTTTACATTCAAATCTCGCAAATTTTAAACTAATGAAACGCACCTTTTTATTTGCACGCATTGCCGGGGTTATTTTCAACGGGTATTTATATTTCGGCCTTGGATTCGATTTTCTAAGCTGTCTTATTTCAACGCTAATAGTGTTTGCAATTACAACTCCTTCAAAAATATTAAAAAATGAATAATATAAAATACCTTATTTCAATTTCAAGAGAGCATTTTGAAAATAATTTTCCGGATTGGAATGAATTAACCTATTCTGAACAAAGAGAAATTGCAGATAAAAGAGTACTAGAAATAAATTCTTTTTTAGCAGGTGTGAAAAATTCAAAAAGCCCTTTTAAACTTTATAAAATAACAGATTCTAACAATATTGAACTGCACGGAATTAAAATATTAGCAGTTGAAGAAAATAAACCCGAAGCGGACACTCCAGGTTTATAAAAATTACTAATCACTAAAATTTACAACTATGATTAACAATTTCAACAAAAGTACCAATTATTTGCAACTAGACCAAATAGTTGCAGGCGTAATGCCAAACGATTCTAACATTGAATTTATCGGCGTAAAAAAAACGAAGCAGGTATTATGGCTTCAAAATGGAAGCAATCATTATTTTTCCGATTTGCCAATACAATATTTACAATTAATTAAAGAAGAATATTTAAAATGGCCCAATGCCGTTGCTTTTTTAAGCAAAATTACCAACTCGTTTCCAAGGCAATTAGAACTGTTCACTTACTATATGTTTGGTGCTTTAGATACTAGGCCCGACATCGCTAATGGAAAGTTGTCACTTTCGGAAAACTTTAGAGATACCAAAAATTGCCCTAGCCTACTTTGGAACTGTAAAAACATAACAATTGATGGCTACGTGCTTGATCAAAGAGAACTGTTAATTACCGATATGTTTTTTGATGATGTTCCTGACAAAACAATCGCTTGGTCCTTAAACATTTCAGAATCTTACTTAAACGACATAAAACATAAAATGTACCGCAATACCGGTGTACAAACTAAAGTAGCCTATATGAGAAAAGCAGTTCAACAACAAGTAGTGTAGTTATGGCAAATCCAATTAACCAAAAAATAAACATCAGAATTAACGGTAAAACAACAGATGAATTAATGTCTGAAGCTGGTAAAAAAGGCAATGAAGCCGGAACCGAATTAAGAAATATGCTTTTAAAAACTTTCGGTTCAACTTATGAATACTTAAAACTTAAAAATATGTCAAAATTTCTTTTAACAATAAACCAATTACAAGAGCAATCAGATAAATATCAGGCACAATTAGCCGCTTTAGAAATAGATGACAGTTACATAGATTTTGAAGAAAACCGCACGCTTTTAAGAAATTTTTATAAGGAAAAAATTTCTGAGTTTACTGCTGAAATAAACAAGTTTAAAGCGGTTGAAAATGTGTAAAAAACAACAAAATCGTAGGTATCAATTGCATCAGTCCATTAAAAACAATTTTGAATATGATGTAAAAACGAAGCTTGTTAAACTTCCGCATAATTTTTCAGAAGACCAGTACTCTAAAAAAATAGTAAACGCTTTAAAAGAACTTCAAAAAATGAATTACTCACTTCAAATTTCTATTTGTTAATGTATACCAAAGAATCTATTGATAAAGTAAGAGATACCAATATAGTACAAACAATAATGAAGTACGTTGAACTTAAAAAAAGCGGTTCGGGGTACGAGGGTTTTTCGCCATTTGTTGCTGAAAAAACACCAAGTTTTAAAGTTTCACAATCCAAACAAATATTTAAATGCTTTAGTTCCGGTAAAGGCGGTGATGCCATATCCTTTATTGAAGCGCATGAGAAAGTTAATTTTTATGAAGCAATTGAAATAATTGCAAAAATTCATTCCATTTCTTTGGAACGTGTTCAGGAAACGGAAGTGGCCAAGCGCTCACGCATTGTAATTGAAACAATGGAAGAATTTTCCACAAAAGTAGCTTCAATTTATCGAAACAATTTTTTCACATTAGAACCAACGCACTGGGCAAAAGAAATGATTAATGTTGAGCGTGGTTTTAATGATGAAATACAAATTGACTTTCAAATTGGTTATGGATTACTTGAAAATCAAATCACAAATTACAGTCAGGAAACTGGGAACTTTGAAAATGCCAAAAAATTAGGATTGGTAAATACCAAAGAATCTGCAACCTACGATGTTTTTAAAAAACGTGTCATTTTCCCAATTCATAACCATAGAGGTAAAGTTGTTGGTTTTGGCGGCCGACGCTCAAATGATGAAGCTGATGTAAATTATGCCAAATATTTAAATTCAAAAGAATCGGATATTTTCGATAAATCTTCCATATTATACGGTTTATGGCAAGCTAAAGAAGCTATTAACAGAAAAGGATTTGCCATTTTAACAGAAGGGTATACCGATGTTATTGCAATGCATCAGCATTTTTGCGACAATACCGTTGCATCCATGGGGACGGCTTTAACCGAACAACACTTAAAATTATTGGGCAGATATTGCAAACACATTGTTGTTTTGCGTGATGCCGATAAGCCCGGACAAGCTGCTGCCGAAAAGGACCTAAATGCTGGATTAGATAATGGGTTTACTATAGATGTATGCAGTTTGCCACTGGGTGAAGATCCAGACAGTTTTTGCCGAAAAGAAAAGGATGTTGAAGCGTGGATTGATCAAAATAAAAAAGACGGAATTTATTGGATTACGGAATTGCTTTTTTCTGAAGAAAACATTGTACGTGATAATTATCAGCGTGAAGTTGATGACTTAAATGAATCGTTAAAAATTAATGTAAAAGCCTTAGAATCTGATATTGTTTCTGTTGATGATTTAGAAGATATCGCCGAAATTAAACAGGCAAAACTTCATAATAAAACAGTTTTGGCCGATGTTGAACGCTTTAAAAAAGAACACCTTCAAGAAGTAAAAAATCTGGTGAAAATTGATGTTCGAAAAAAATCGGATGCGCTTAAAAAAATATGTGAAATACTTTTTAAAATTAAACGTGAAGCCGTAAGGTTCGAATATATTAAAGAAATTTCCAAAATTACGGAATATACGCCCGGCACTATTAAACTTGAAATTAGCAATCTAGAAAAAGAAGCCACAGAAAAACGCATTAGCGATACCGGAAAATTTAAATCTTCAAAAAAGAACTTGCCAAAAGGTGCCGACCCTGAAGAATATAACGAGTTTGGTTTTGTAACTATTAATGGCGTGTATTATTTTGAAAATTCAACCGGTACATTTTTCCAAGGTTCAGACTTTGAATTTATACCATTGTACCACACATTAGGAATGCGCGAAAATAAACGTGTTGTTGAACTTGTAAACGATGCCGGCACGCGAAAACTGATAGATTTTGAATCAGGTTTATTGGCCGATTTTGGAAGGTTTAGAAAAGTGCTTTACAATTTAAACGGCTTTAGGTTTCAAATTGAAAACGGTTTTCGTACTGAGCATTTTGAACGATTTGTGTCTAGATTTAATAGGGAGTTTGAACTTGCCAAAGAAATGTTTTCAATGGGTTGGAATAAAAAAGGCTGTTGGTCATTTGCTAATGGAACTTACTACAAACAAAAATTTATTAAAGCAAATAAATACGGTGTTGTAAAATTAGAAGGGATTAATGCAAATGAAAATGAAGATTCTGACGAAGCTATTTACAATGATAAAATTGAAAATTATTATGCCCCGGCTTTTTCTGTAATGCATAAAAATAATGAAGAAGATGATGACCCTTATGAAAATGACAGAAACTTTATTTTTAAGCAGTCTCCAGTTACCTTAATAGAATGGCAAAATCAAATGATTACCGTTTTTGGAGATAAAGCTAAAATTGGCATCATCTACATTTTTGCAACCATTTTTAGAGATTTGTTTATGGACAATTATAGGAATTTTCCAATTTTAGGATGCTTTGGCGAAAAAGATTCTGGAAAATCTACTTTTGGACTTATACTTCAGCAGTTTTTTTACTTCAATTCAAAAGCCTTAGATGTTTCCAGAGCGACCAACGTGGCTTTTACAAGAATAGTTTCTCGTTGCCACAATACGGTTATTGCCTGCGATGAATATTCCGATAAAAACGTTGAGCCAAACATACAACAAGGTTTAATGGGTTCTTATGATGGTATGGGGCGGCCAAAAGGAATGAATACCGGTGATAAACGCACTGCGAATGATAAAATATATTCGTCGCTGGTTGTTATGGGCCAATGGCTTCCTGCAATTTTTGACAATGCTTTTGGTACCAGAATGGTTTCTTTAATTTTTCCAAGTCTAAAATATACAGCTGATGAAAAAGAAGAATTTTTGAAGTTAACAGGATGGATGGATGCGGGCGTTTCATCTTTAATTTTTGATATTTTAGACCATCGTACTTATTTTGAAAAACAATTGCCAATTGTTTACAACCAAGTTACCAGAGATTTAAAGAAAGAATTTGAAAATAAAGATCATCAAAACCGAATTTTAGAAGGTGTTACAAAGTTGCTGGTTACTTATAAAATTTTAGCCGACAAAATTAATATGCCATTTACTGAAGCTGATTTTACAGATATCTGTATCAAAATAATTATTGAAAACAGCGAGCAAATATCCGACAGTAATGGCGTGAGTGAATTCTGGAAAACATTGGAATGGCTGTATGAACATGGCCGCTTGCGTGAAGGCTTGCAATTTAAAATTGAAAGCAAAGCATCGTTCAAAGTTACAATTGGTAAAGAAGAAGTTGATTATGACAATTATGAAGGCAATGAAATTTTATTTCTTCGCTTGAGCAGTGCACATCAAGATTATGTAAAGGAAGCCAGTACACGCGATGGCGTTGATATTATTAATGAAACAACCTTACGTAATTACTTTAAAAACAGAAGCTATTATATTGGTAAGAGTGAAGGAAAAAAATTCGAAGGTAAAAACACCACGAGTTATGTATTCAACTACACAAAAATGAAGCTGGGCAATATTCTAAACCTAGATTCGCAAACAAAATCGGCTTCATCATTAGAACAATCCACAATAAATATGCCTAATGAACCGGCTGAAAAAGAAGATTTACCATTCTAAAATTTAACAATCATGAGCGCAAAAGTTTTAAAAACAAATCCAATCACCGTAGAAATTGAACTGGTAATTGCCAAACCCGATGATTTAAAAGAAATAGATTATTACAAAGATATGGGTGAAGGATTGCCAAAAGAAAAGGTAATGAAACGCCGCCTTGGCGTTCCTTATTGGCTTATAAACTCTAAAGGCGAAGTTGAAGCCCATCCTTATATAATTCACAAAGAAACCGATGTAAAACAACTGTCCATGTATTTAAAAAATGAACAATTATTAATTGCTAAAAGCCGCTTTCAAACCAATCAAAAAAATGGTATTTGAATCGAAAAAAAGACCCGGAGGTTACTATATAAACGGCAAGTTTGTTTTTGCTGTTAATTGGGCCATATCAAAAGAAAATTTCACAGAAGAAGAACATAATGAATTTCAAGATTATTTGCTTGGAAAGTTGCTGAAAAAGATAGAATCAGACATTAACAAATTGAATTTAGCAACCTATAATAATGTAAAAACAAACCTATATATGAGTTCAATAGTTAAAAGAGAAAAAACCGAAATTAAATACACCGCCAACTTTTTAGCCTGGTTAAAATCTGAACCAATAGAAGATCAGGATAACTATAGCCTTAAAGCATTATTTGAAATATACATCAATCAAATATGTTGGAATGAAATTGAAAAGGACCCGGAACTGGAAGCATCAGATTTAAAATTAAGAATGTAAAAAATTATAAAAAATAAAACAGAATGGATAAAAATACAGTAGTAATAGATATTAAAAAATATGATGAATTTAAGGAATTTGAAAAAATAGTAAAAAATGCTAAATTCATTTGCTATGATATGTTTTCATTTGAATATAAGGGCCTATCAGAAAGTGAACTTGTAGACAGACTCTCCTCAAGAGTAGAATCGTTAAAAAGAGAAATAACGAGACTAAAATACCCAAAAGAAAAAACAACAACAGTAGAAGACATAAAACAAATGGGGCTTTTTTCATTGATTAAGTGGCGATTTAATAACTCTAAAAAATGAAAAAAACAGCACACGAATTTAAAGGCGGTTGGGGAAAAATAATTATTGAAGCCCCAACACAAAAAGCGGCCAAAAAGGCTTTGCAAAGTTTCAAATTGAAAATTCTCTATTTAACGGTACACAAACAAGCATTTGATGTGATGGTAACGGGTGAAAAAACAAATGAATTCAGAAAATATACCAAATGGATTATTTCACGTCTTATAGACAAAAAAACGCTTAAACCAAAAGAATATGATGTTGTGAAGATTGTAAATGGTTACGGAAACTCCAGACCTTATTTTATAGCTGAATTTAAAGGGTTTTTCTATGCCGAATTATTTTCTGTCATTCATTATTCCAATGGATTGCAAGTAAAACAAGAACCCGGTGATTTTGTGATAAAACTTGGTAAAATAACGGAAACAAAGCATTGTATTTAACTCACTGATGAAAACACGGTGAAGCGCAGCGGAATCTGTTTTATGAGGGGTTGAATACAGTGCGATTTGAAAAAACTTACTTAAAATGAATTGGAATCAAAAAAAAATTTTATGAGCAAAAAGATAAAAGAATTGAGTTTAAAAGAAATGTCAATTACTGGCGCTTATTTAGGTTCTTTAGTCACTAAAATATGTCCTGATCCTGGTTGCTCGGCTGTTTGGCATAATTGCCCAAAGAAGCACACTCGCTGTAATGATTGCGGCGGTAATATTATGGCTATAAATGCTGAAACCTTTTGGGAAAAATTTGCTTTGGAATGGTTTCAATATGATTTTAAATCAGGAGAATTATTTCGCCCAGTTTCAAGTATGAAATCGGTCGATGTCGAACTTCCAAAACTTGACGTTCCTGTTTGGGCGCTGTGTGAGAAAGCTGATGGGAGCCAGTGTATAAAAAAGATTAGACGGATCAATATGCCTGAACTATTTTCTAAATGGCAGTGGTCAGGTGTAAACATCAAATCGTATTTCACACTCAAAGTTACAGACTGGATTCTTTGTGATGTCGTATTTTGAAAAAACAAACTTAAAATGAATTGGAATCAAAAAAAATTTTAAAACTCAATTACAATGAAAAACATCTTAAATCTTTTAGACAAATATGAGAATAGACACGACGGTAATCTACATAAAATCATTAGTTTTTCTGATGGAAGTGGAATAATAATTAATTGTGAAGTTGAAACTGAAATTTTTCAATTTGAAAACCAACAAGAGTTAGAAAAATTTTTAAAAAATTAACTTAAAATGAGTGGTAATAAATCAAAAATAATAGCATTTAATTATTTCGGTGGAAAGTTCTCCTGGATAGAACACCTATATGAGAATTTTCCTGCTGAATTTATACACCTAGTTGATGTTTTTGGAGGGAGTCTTTCAGTTACTTTAAACTACGATGGTAATGTTATTAAAACTGCAAATGAGATAAATAGCAATATTACCAACTTTTTTCAAGTATTAAGAGATCACGAAGGCGAGTTAATGCGCTTATTAGAATTAACGCCTTGCAGTAAAGAAGAATACAATAGATGTTGGGAGACACACCCTGATAAAATTGAAGCCGCGCGTAGATTTTATGTGAGATTGCGCCAATCATTTTTTAGTTTAGGTGCTTCTCGAAAAAATAAAGGATGGCACATGGCAAAAACGCAGGTTAACTGTGCAGGGGGTGAAACTGTAAGTAAATGGAATAACTCTTTACCAAAATTATATGCTGTGGCCAGAGAAATTAGAAAAAATATACAAATCACAAATTTAGATTTTTTAGACTGTATAGATAAGGTTGATTTTACTGGAGCATTTTTTTATTGTGATCCACCTTATCCATACGAAACAAGAGCATCTAAAAATGATTATGCTTATGAATTCACAACCGAGCAACATTACCAGCTTGCAGAAAAGCTACATGCAATTAAAGGGAAAGCCATGATAAGCAGTTACAATTCCGATCTGTATGAAAAACTCTACTGCGATTGGACCAAGATTGAACTCCCTATAAAAAATAATAATATTAGATCTGGCAAAGTTCAAGAAGTCATTTGGTTTAATTATCCTATTGAATTGACTGTTAAGCATATTGAAATGGAAAAACAAAAATCAAAACAACAAATTTCATTAAATATTTAAAACTATGTTATGGAAATAATAGCGAAATGTAAAAAGTGCGGTTGTACCGAAAATGATTGTTCTAAATGTATAGAAGCACAAGGTAAACCCTGTTATTGGGTGACTAAAGACCTTTGCAGCAGATGTTTTACTTATGACATTATTGTTAAACATGGGGCAAACTATTTAATTGCAAATCCAGATAATTACAAGCCTAATAAAGAAACTTTATACTTTGGTGAAACCAAAATTACACCAGGAACAAAAATTAGTAAAATTGGTATTAAAAGGAGAACCTCATTTTCAATAAAAGAAGATAGCTTTTTGCAGTACGAAGGAACCTTAAAAATTAGGGATGTAAAACATGTTATTTTTTCATCAAGTTGGCCAGATGATGAAAACTCGGTAATTTTTAGATATGCTTTTGCTATAGCCAATACCAATAAACCAACTTTTATGTATTTAACCACAAAATCTATGATGGGTGGGGCGGATATAGATTGCACACACGTAGAACTTATAAAATAATAATAATTATGGTTATTGGATTATATACCTGCTCTTGTCATTTATTTGACAGCTATGAAGCTGCTGATGCGGCTAGAAAACAAAAACTACCAATTGGCACTCCTGTAAAAAATAGATGCACAGGAACCGTTGGAGTTGTTAATGAACTTTGTAGCCAAAAAGGTTGGGTTATTGTAAAGTATGGCCCATTGCCAAAAGACAATCATTTAGAACACGTTCAAAAACTTATAAAAAAATAATCATGCCACACACTCATACTTTTAAATTATTAGACGTAGAAAAAAGAAGAGATTCAGAAGCAAGATATTCTGACACCTATTTTAGAACAACACGACTTTTTTGTGAAAAATGTGCTGAAATAAAAGAAGTAAAGGAATCTGTTACATTTAACATTAACGACGACGACCGCCCGGACTGGACATTTAACATTAAAAACTAGATTATGCAAGTAAAAAACAATGATGGCAGCTATGGCGCCTTAGTTCCTTTTGATCAAGATGAAATGGAAACACTCCTTTCAAAGCCGGATACGGAAAGCGTGGAAGTATTTAAAGCTTCAGACAAACAAATTATAAAGCACAATAAATACAGTATTGGAAAACGCTTTAAAAAAGCACCCAGAATTAAAAAGTAGATTAAAGCGGTAGGGGAAAAGCTAATAGAGTACCTAAAATTTAAATTATAGTAAAAATGAAAAAAGTAAAATTATTATTAGTATTTACAATGTTATTTAGTTTAACTTCTTGCTGGGATTTTAATAGGGAGCAAGATTATAAGGATGCCGAAAATAGAGGTAAATCTACTTTGATTGAAGCGGAAAGTTCTAAAAAGGCGATGATTGAACAGGCAAAAGCCGAAAATGAATCAGCCACACTACAAGCTGAAGCGAGAATAAAAATTGCCAAAGCGCAAGCGCAAGCCGAAATAGAAAGGGCTTATGGAGTAGCCAAAGCAAATGAGATAATTGGCAACTCATTAAAAGGAAATAGTGAATATTTAAAATATCTAATGATTCAAGGATTGAATAATGGTAAAGGTGAACGTATTTACATACCAACAGAAGCTGGATTACCAATTTTAGAAGCTAGAAAATGAGATACACAATATTGTTTTTAATAGGAATACCGATAGTTATAGTTTTATGGTTTACCGTTGGAATATGGATTAGAGATTATTTTCGTAATTAAATTTTCAATCCAACAAACAAGCAACATTCCGTTGTAAAAAAAAAGACTGCCGGTAGGCGGTCTTTTTGCATATATTTTCTATTCACTACAATTTACAACTTTTGGGAATTTTTGTTTTTGGCTCGTCCCCCGTACCCCCTCAATATAAAACATCGGGTAAAAGGTAATGAGCGAAATATAATTTTTTGGGAAAGACAAATGTTTTAGAACCTACTCACCTACTTTTATATTAATACTATAGATATTATTTATATAACATACTATATATTAAGATTTTAAATAAAAAAAACTCGGTAGGTGCTAGGTATAAAAAAGGTAGGTACTAGGTAGGTGCTTTAAAAAATCCGAAACCTACCTTTTTTACTGAAACCTACCTAGTACCTACCTTTTTAAAATGGCTTTAATTTATTTATATAACTGATAATCAGTAATATTAGATTAAAAGTAGGTGAGTAGGTGGTTCTAATTCCTGAAAACTACCGGTCGGTTTAAAGATGTCCTATTTATAAAAATGCCAGTGCATTACATTTGATTTACTAAATATTTTTAAAATGGAAATTTCAGTATTAAGCGTTGGCGGTTCCAAAAAAAAACCAACTCAGGTTTATAAGCCTGTATCAAAAAAAGATTTGGAAGATCATTTAACGCTCATTGAAAAATTGAAGCAAAAAAAGAAAGCCTTTAAAATTGTTGAAAACGGTGTTGAAAACAAATACTATTTTAACGGAAATAACTATATAATTACCTCTAAAGTAGTTAAATAAGTATTATATTCGTCTAATGGCTGCCGAACTAATTTACACAAAAGAACCACTACGAGTTAAAGTGCCAATGAAACCGTATGTGGTTAAATTCTTATTAAAAAAATTTGGGAAAACGCATAAAGCTTCTAAAAATTCGTGGCTAGGTTTAAATGCCATTGAATTGCTGAGTAAAGATTATTGCAAGCCAGTTAAATTAACAACCAACAGCTATTTTACCATTGTAATACCTTACTCGCTTTGCGTTCAAAACGGCCATTTTGTAGATTATACGAAGTTTCCGGAACTGGAGAAAAAATGCGAGAACATTTTCCGCAATTTTATGTATGATTTTATTCAAATTAATTCTGTAAATGCAGGCAGTGGCGGTGTAACCAGAAGCTTAAGAAATTTTTTGGCATTTTATAAAATAAATGAAGATGAATTGAAATTAGATTCGGTATATCGACAATATATGAGATATTTAGAAGAGCAAATGACAGAATTAAAAACTGATAAAAAAAAAGCGTCGTAAATAATTAATCTTTAGTTAGTTAGTTTATGACTGAATTGTTTAAAATAAATAAGTGTCCTAAATGAAAATAGTAAGTTTAATGCAAAGAGAACAAATAGGCGGTTTTCACAGCATAGAAGTAATTACGCTTGAGGATATTAATTTTTGTCCGCATATTTTAACTAATGAAAACGCTTCCAGTTTTCAATATACCAAAGGTTATAATGATGCTGTTGAAATTATGCCGGTTGGTGAAACTTTGTCCGTTGGTTCTTCAACCACAAAAACAACTTCCGGGAGATTATTTAATATTACAAGTGAATTTGAAGTGTTGTATTTAGATGCTGCCATTGACACAATTTTTAATAATTTTCAGCATAAAAAGGTAGTTGTAAAAGCAAATAAATACGACGGCACGTCTATATTATATGGAAGCGTTCGTTATCCGCTTACCTTTTTTTACGACATCACAAACTCTAAAAAAGCTGAAAGCCCAAGCAAATACGAATGTAAAATTACAGGTAAAATATCTCAAAAACCTGTAATTTATAAGCCTATATAAAAGTGTCCTATTTAAAGCTATTGTATTAAAATAGGTTTGTAATGTGCTAAAGCATATT